GCGTAGGCTTTCACGGCCATATCCGGTAACCTCCCCCAATTCCTCCATGGTTGCAGTAATTAAGCCTCTGCGGTCAGCAAGATGCCGCATGGCTAAAAGAGTGCGCAACTCAGTGTGGTTTAGAGAGAGCAACAGTAGTTCGTCTGAGTTCTCCATTTTATCCTTTTACCGTCTTTGTGTAATCACGCTGACTGGGCGGTTTATGAAAAGCATTATGGCTAATGCCACAAATGCTGCTGCTGGACTCGCAACCGCTAAAGTGAGCCCAGTTACATTAAACAGCCAGCAGCCCAAAATAGCAAGGGGAAGTGTCAAAAATTGTTTAATGATTCTCGGTGATATGAAAGTTCCCAGCAAAGACGTGAGAAGTTCGAGTGTGTAGGCCGCAGCCATTCCGGTAATTATTACGAAAATTAAAAGGTCCATAAGGACATCTTACTACGAAATTCCAGAATATCTCACAAAACTATCTGGACCAAAATACTGAATCCAATATGGAGTGCCAGGTGGCAAATACTTTTTAATATCTGAACGCACCCTACTTATCTTTAAATCTAGATTTGGGTATTGAACAGACTGAGCAGTTGCATCCTGCTCTCCACCGCTGGTAGTCCAGTAGCCAAATTTAGCGTTTCCATCAAAATATTCTGTAGCCGAGTATCCCAGCTCAAATTGAGAAGCATCAAACTCTACAGTTGCACCAGCAAGAGTACCCTTAATAGAAACATACATAGAAACATTTGTAATAGATGTTCCAGGCATTTGCCAAGCCAGAGTAAACCTTTGCCAGCTAGTGGTCAGAGTTATGCTTTGGCTAGTTTCAAGACCACCACCAGAGAACCCAATTCCCATAGTCATAGTAGTTGTTGTGCTAGCTTTTGCATAGAAAGAAAAAGTATAACCTCGAACACCGGATTTAGTAAAAAATGTGTCAATTACGGTTTGTGTGATAGTTGTATCGCCGCTACCTGGGCCAACAATTCTAAGCTTTTTAGTTCCGTTTCCGTAGATACTAGGCCCACCACCATCGGTTAATAGTGGCGTAGTTACAGTACCTCCAGATATTGTCCAACCCGCAGCAGCGGTGTTATTTTGAAAGGAAGGGTTAACCAACAAGTTTGCTTTACGCGGCTCAAATGTAATCGCCACACCCCTAGGTTCATAGTATGGCTGGTGGGTAACTCCGTCATATAACGACATTTGAAGCATAGTTAGGTAAACATACCCGGTACTTGAGGTGCTTCCAGTTCTTGTAAAATAGTATGCAAATGTTGCGGAAATAGCATTTGCAGGCGCAGTTACTGTAGCCGTAAGTCTAGCCCAAGAAGTAGTTAAAGCACTCAAAGCAATGGGGCCGGACGTAGAAATTGCGTTATTGTCATCTGCCGGACCATACCAATTTACATATAGCGTTGGTGTAATCGCATTAGAAATTCCAGCTTTTTGGAAGTAAGCAGATATATCGTACTGAGCACCTCCAGATATTGCAATTTTACCTCCAGAAGGATTACCAACCAACTCTACAGCTGAGACTGTTGAAGGCAAAGAGATAGAAGCAGTAGTAAAGTTAGGGGTTCCCGCCCTAACAAAACTTGAGAGTGCATACTGGCTCAAAGGAGAAGGAGGAGTTATGACACCGCTTGATAGCGTTCCAAAAATAGGTATAAAAGAGGTGTAATTATTGTCTAAATAACTGTCAACCATACCTAAAACTAGGTTATTATTTTGTGAAATTCTAGAGTTAAATCCAGTAACACTTTCAGCCCATGTTTGAACTCCTGCAAGAGTTCCCCTACGGGTAACAATGTACAGTGCTTTTGAAGCTAATTTCTTTTGATTTTGAACCGGCAAGTTTAGCTCAGCAGTAAATCCATAGCTTTTTAGTGCCAAAGTAGAAATTACTGGAGCTGCTTTTCTAAAGTTTTGAGCAGGAGTCACTAGTTTTGCACTAGTAACAAGCTCATCTAAGGTATAAGAAAACCCCTGGAAAAAAGCGTATAAATCAGAGCCTGTATCAACTGAGTCCAAAGAGTTTTGGGAACTAGACGTAAAAATTCTAGGCAAGGATTCAATAAATTTATCATGAGTACTAGTTTTAGTAAGACTAGTTGATGAGGAAGAGGTGGTCACATCTTTTGCTAAAACAGTTAACTGTCTTCCGGCTTCTTGCCACTGGTTGTTGTAAAACACCCAAAAGTTATAGTAAATGTACTGTCCACCAACCAATGGTGAGATAGACCCGTCATCCACAAAATAATAATTATTATTTGTAGAATCAAACCTGGCCGAGTTCGTTAATGTAGAGTCAGTAAAAAGAATTACGCCATCTTCAGAAGTTTCAGAAAACCCGTCAGTGCTTCGAACTAACCGAAGACCAGTTACTCCTGTAGACGCAGTAGTCGGAATTGCCCAGTTAACTTTAACCTTACTGTAGTAAAGAACAGTTATAGTAACTGGATTTACTGAGTAGTCTAATTTAGCGTATGTCATTTAATATCTCCTAGGCACTTCCGCCATCAACTGCACCCGACAATGTTAGCTCAGGCGCTTTTCCAAAAGTTCCAGTCCAAATCGGATATGAAGGGTCTCCACCTTCAAACGTAACCCAAACACCATCGTTGATGTTTGGTAAAGTTTGCCCAGTGTTTTCAACTTCCCAGGCCCAGTCAGTAACTGCATCAAATAATACTTGAGGAACTTGGATACGTAGGCGGCGCTTACCTAGAGGGTCGTTGTTATCAAAGACAACCCCTCGATAAAATCCGTAAAACCTACGGTTACCAAATTCATCTTTTATCATGAGCGAGTAATATGAATATTATAAGTCTGAGAGGTTAAAGAGTCTACAGTTGTCACTACTACTGGAATAGTAGTGGTAGTTGCTGATGGAGTAGAGACAGAGCCAGAAGCAACTCCCGAAGAAACAGCCCCACCGTTTACAGTGATTGAATCATTTCCAACTGTGTTTGTTCCCTGGTTTGCATAATACGAAGTAGGAATAGTTGGTGTGACTGTAACAGTGGTGTTAGAGCTACCAGCAATTGTGTAATCAAAAATATCCGGACTAAATGCAGGTACCAAAGTCATTGGGTTAGAAGAAGAGTCTTTAACAACTAGCCCAGACAAAGAAGCCACAGGAATTGCTTTTACACTGTTACTAGAGAAAATAAATACCTGGTTGTAAATACCCTGAAGAGTTCCTCGAGTATCGTTGCCGCTTGGGTATGTGCCACCAACACCGCTGCTTGCTCTTAGCACAAACACCTGAACTGTAGAGACACCCACAACATTTCTAAGTTGAGCTTCAATTTCTTCAGGGGTTATTGTGTCCTGAAAATTCATGTATCTATACGCAAAGATGTCTAAAAATGCTGTCTTAATACTGTTCTTTACATCAGAGTAAGAGAACTGAGGCAAAGTAGTAAATTTAACTGTAAGAAACGCGTCTGTGTAGTAAGGGTAATATACGTTTACTGAAACGCCGACCATTGCTCGGTTTTGCAAGTAAGTTTGCAAGTTAGTAGCTAGAGTAGTTAACTCGGTAGTCGGTGTAGTGCCAGTAGAATCGTAACCTGGGTAAATTTCTGCACTAGTTGCGTCTCTATAAGGCGCGACATACAGGCTAATTTGGTATAGCTGGCTAGTACCAATAGCCCAGGTTCTTATATTTGCCTTACCTACACCTGAATAGCCCAAAGATAGGTTGATATAATCGGCAGTTGAAACTACGCGGTTTAGCGTGCTGATTGCAGCGGGCGCATTAGTTCTAATAGAGTCAGAGCTTTCTGGGTCAACACCACCAAGAGCAACTGTGGTGTTTTTAGCCGTCACACCAGAAATAGGCAAAGTTAGACTGGAACCCAAAGGCAATGCATAGAAACTAAACGTCTGGTTGGTAGGTAAGTTGCCAACAACTCCGCCACCAATTGTGTAATCTACGTAAATGTTTGCTTGATTAGTAGGGATTGCTCCAGACACACCATCGCTAAAGTTTACAGAGACAATGTTATCCGAATCAGTGGTTAAGTAATAGACCGTATCTGTAGGGCCATATGGGGTTAAGTCAGTAACTTCTGTCCAGGTGTCATAGTAAAAACCTCGCTGAACGTATACAGTGACACTACCCTGGACAACTTGGTTATAGGTAAGTGGAAATGATTGGTTTGCAATTCCCGTAGAGGCACCTACAAGTTCACCATATTGGTTGCTGTTTTTAATAGATACAATTTCGCCGTGACTAGCAGTAACAGAAGCTGTACCGTTAGTTCCTCCAGATGCCGCAGGAACAGTGACATCACTTAGGGTATTAAAAATAGGTTTTTGAATTGTGTCGTTATAAGCAATAGACGTGTATAACTCGGTGCCTAGTGGAATAGTTACTGGAGACCCTGTGGTGTTAGTAAACGTCATAGTGGTTGAGGCAGCTTGGTAGCTAGACGGGGTATAACCGTACAAGTTAGCTAGGTTCAAAAGGCTCTCACGTTGAGTAGCTGTGGTAATTGAAGACTCGTTAGCTACACGGTCAACGTAGTAGTTAATGATATCTCCCATGTAAGCCATGGCCTCAATTAGAGCTACACCAAAGTCGTTTTCATCAGTGCCGTTCCACTGCTTGTTTAGGTTTGTGTTGACACGGTCTTGAACACGCTGAATAAGGTCAGCGCGAAGAGCGTAGTAATCTCTACTGGTATAGTCAACAGATACTGGAATTGGTGATGAACTAGCGGTCATTTGTTTTCCTCATAAGGGGGGTTATTTCCGGCAACAGTAACCACGCCAACAGTAGTGGTTATCTGGTCGTTATTAGGCAAAGAATAAGTTAGATTAACAGTAATGGTTCCTGTGTTGATATCAAACGTAGAGTTAACGTCATCAACTGTGAGGGCAGGCAGATAGTCTAGGAAAGCTTTTCTAATCTCGGTTTCTACAGCCGACTCTGAACCTGAATCAAATACCATATAAGGTATTTGCGTTCCTAAATCCCAGTCCATTACCCGCTCACCATTGGCGGTGTTTAAAGCAGCTAAAACCCGGTCATTCCAGATTTTGGTATAGCTGTTAGTGGCAGCGATATTTCCATACGCATCAATAGTAAATGGGTAAGAAATAGCCACTTCAGATACAGTTTTAATAGCCATATTATTCCTTACTTCTTCTTCCATCTAGCAGGAGTTCGATGAAATCCCTGAGATGTTTCTTTTAATAACGTTTGAGGCACCGATAGTTGAACTTGTGAATTTTTATACGTATTTGGCGTACTACTGTTTCCTTTGATTTCCTCAGATAAGTTTACCACTCCAACGAGACTTCCTGTGGCTGGTCTAAAAACAGTTTCTACAGGCTTTCCAGTACCGTCAGTGGCAATAGTGGCTTCAATTTGGTAATCACCAACACGGGCAAACATGTGCTTTGATTCAACGACTAGCCAGTATCCATCAGTAACTGAGCCTGTCCCTGAAATATAGACTGGCATCCAAGGCCTAATTCTAGGGTCCCCCTGGCATTTAATCTTGGCAGGAAGGTTCATTCTTCCTAGATGAGCAGCACCCGCAGCTAATCCGTCAGAGTGCTGAAGAGAGTTTGCCACATGGTCAGAGCGGTATTCATTGAATAGCACACCCCCAGGCGTGTCTCTAAGATTTGTTCCCACCATATCCGGTGACTCAGAAGAAAAGAAAGGTTGCTGAGTGAGGGGGTCTACACCAGCAACATTCTTCACAGCACGCAAAGAACTATACGAGTTTTCCATATTCTCACCGCTCATTACCTTAAAGTAGTCTAAAGTTCTGTCAAAGAACTGGGCGCTAGTAGGGAAATCGTTTCCGGAAGTGCTTAAAAATGGCGTGCTGCTGATTTGCTGGTCAACAAATTTGTCTATAGAGCGAAGTGTAATAGTCATACCATCAACTACTACAGCAAAACCTATTCTTTGCGCCTGTTCCTGAATCCATTCCCAGTATGAGTGGCCAGCCATGACAAGCTGAGGAAATCTAGTTGTATGAGAATCGGAAACAACATTAAACCCAAACTCAGCTCCAATAGTGGCAACTGCTTCTGGAACGGTAGAATTTTCAAATACTCGAGTAGCTCGTTCTTTAAGAGGAAAGCTAGACCCAACGCAATGAATTTCCATCACGTTTTCTTTTTGTGAAATAACCGTCTTAGTTATGTGAGATACATACCCAATCCAATTACCAGTATTAGCTTTTTGCTTCCAAGTAAATTGAACAGGTATGCCTGTTTTGACCACCTCAAAAACTAGTGGGCTTGAAGTAGTGAACTCCATTACCAAGATATCGTGCCTACCTCGCTTCTGGACAAGCTCAACACGTCGAGGTTGTCTAGACAAAGAGGGCAGAGTAGGAAAAGTTATCCCCCAGGGGGTACTTCTACGACTTTGACCTGCAATATTAGGCATTAGGAATCCTTAATGCGGTTCCAATTGGGATATGCAACGGGTTAATAATCTCAGGATTAATGTCCAGAATTTTCCACCAAAAATCCGAACTACCAAGAAGCTTATGGGCTACAGTATCAGGGCGGTCACCTTGAACCCATTCATACAAAAAGAACTCAGAACTAACAGTTGGAAATGCCCTGTACACAGTTACTTCGTAAGTGTTTTTACGTGAGTCTGCAGCTACAAAAATATTGCCATCAGCGTATCGGCTATCTGAATAAATCATTTCTTCTTTTTCTTTGGAATATATGGGTAAGGAAGACGGCTACAAGTCAGTGTCAAGGTAGAAAAAATAGGCACCATACGCTTATCAAAAGCTGTGTGGGTTAAGTTAAAACCATCAATAGTAACCAGGTATCTAAGGTTAAGGCCAAGGTGAAGTTCTACTGGGTAGGCACCTACATAGCCTACGTCAGCACTAGGAATGCCCGTAATAGTATTTGGTAAAGTGTAGCCAAGAAGGGCTCTAAGCAAAAACTCTACGTCGTACATAGTGCCTTTGTTGTAGATAGCTTTTTGGTCAGTAGTTGTAGGAAGGTGCTCTCCATATAAATCGTTTATACTCGGAGCGGATGCGCCCGCCTTAAGGAGCTGAGTAGTTGGGTCGTAGTAGCGCATATCTGGCATACGATTCAGCAAAATTTGAAAAGAAACGGTGCTACTAGTAGCTGCAGAACCCATGATAGGGAACTTATCTCTACCGCTAGTCTCCATTGTTACGTCAATAGCTGGAGTTCCCTGGAACTGCATACTAACTGAAGGAGGATTATAGAGGAATTGAAAGGCATACCTTGCCTTGTTAACTTCAGAAACACCAAAACCATCAGGCTTTACTTTAGTAGAGGTATCGCTTGGAACAATCCAGCTCTGAATCATTCCCTTACTGCTACCAGTGTGTCCCTTAACACTAGTCCATAGTTGAAGCGCATCGTGAACTTTTTTAGGAGAGTTAACTTCTAAGTTTAACTCACTAATGTAGTTTGGATTGGCACTGTGGTACGCCTCACGGACGCTACCAACGTTGTAGATAATTTGGTTAGTATCATTTGAACCAGTATAGGTCGGAGTTTTTGAAGAATCTGTGGTACCAACCGTAGATGCTTCTTTAGAAACAATCTTTGTCTGTCCAGGAAGGTCTTTCTTAGCCGCAGCAATGTTGGTTGAAATATCGCTAACTTTTTTGTCTAATTGCGAAAGTATCGAAGGAACTTCTGATAGTACTAGTCTCGCTCCAGTATATGTTCCGCTTGGGCTACTTACTGTAACGCTACCATCATCCAAAGCAGTATAGTTTATTTTAAATGTTTGCAGTTGTGCTTTTGTAACATTTTGGACAAGTAAAATAGTGTATGTATGAGGATAAGTAATAACTGCAGTTATGTTTAGGCTGACTGCGCTTTTAATATATGAGTATATACTAGTTAGCTTATCCATATCTATTCGGCCATTAACTACAGTTTTAATGTCTTTATCTTGTGCGGCCTCCGCCTTAACGTACTTTTTATTACCAGCATTTTTACGTGCACGCTCTTGGGCTAAATAAATAGCAGTAGGGTCAGAAGCTGTGCTCGACCCTCTAGCAGTACTGGTCATTTTAGAACCTTCCCATGTTATCAGTCAAAGAGTCTTCTTCTAGATAAGACTTAATCAGTTGTGCAAATTTACGGGCCTCTGATTCAGTTGCCTGTTGAATATTTAGGTGGACAGTTACATTATTACCGCCCTTGCCACTACTGACAGACTCAAGCATTCCATTGGCACCAATAGAGTTAGCAGGAGAACCACCAGCAGCGGCAGTAGTTTTAGAGCCACTAGAGTACACACTATTGGTTTTTCCAATACCAATATGGGCTGAACTTGAAGAACTTCCGCTAGCTACGCCAGAGTACGCAGATGGCACTTTAGCCGTCGCCATTTGACTTGTAGGGTGCATACCAGTTGCATCTGTAGTAACTAAGCTACTTGAAAGCCCAATGCCCACAGCAGCGCTGCTACCGATGCTGGCGGAACCACCACTGATTGCAAAGTTTCCACCAAGCAAACCAGAAGGGTCAACAGAAACACCGTTTTTAC